CGAGCCAGTCCGCGCATCGATCCAATATCATCAACGCAATCAATGACGAGCGGGTCTTTTTTGCGCGGGTGTGGTCGCATGACTCTTCCAATTCGCTGCTGAATTCTTCCAAGAGCTTTCGTCGGAGTCGTAAGGACAACTGTATCAAGTGAGGGAAGGTCGAGACCTTCATCCGCCACAGTAGTAGCGCAAACGACTTGGATTTCACGTTTATCCGCACGCTCGAGAACCCCTATTCTTTGTTTCTTCGTCATTTTTCCAACTAATGGTTCCGCAACTATTCCGCATCGAGAAAGCTCTTCAGCCATTTTAATACAATGATCTACCCTATCAGATAGCACTAAAATTTGGCGATCCTCATTGCATGCCGACAGGATTCGATTTCGTATGACATCATTTCTGTCTTCGTCTGTAGTCATGGTGGTAATCAGCTTTGACCAATCCAGCGTTTTGTTACTTCCGACAAAAGACGTAAACAACCACTCGATTCTCGGTGGAATGACATGACCCGACCGCGCAAGTTGCGAGTTCGTGATTTCGTATACGGCCTCGCCTAAATGCCACCAAAGCATCTTGGTTAATCCATCTGGCCTGTTGGGTGTTGCCGTCAATCCGAGTCTGGATTTGGCTGGCATGCAAAACATGACGGAACAAAACGTATGTGCTGGAACGTGGTGTGCTTCATCAACGATACAAAGTCCGAACTGCTTCCCGAAAGTGTACCGCTCCGTAAATGACATTCGTTCGAGAGTCTGGAAAGTCGCGACCACAATCCGTCCCGAGTCATCCTTCTTACCCGCACCATACTGAGTCGCACCTGTATCTAACATCGTTGAACAACGATTCATCCACTGTACAGCTAAATCATTAGTGTGAACCAATATCAAGGCTTTTGTGTTTCGCATAGTTACAGCAGTGAGCCCCATGGCCGTTTTGCCTGATCCGCATGGAGCGACAATCACTCCTTCACCATGAGCATTCTCATCCCATTTCTGTAAAGCTTCCTTTTGATAATCACGAAGCTCAAAGCCTTCTGCTGTATTCACCTGACAGGCTTCAGGATTAGTACGATGATCTAATACTGAGCCGAGGTCCGTGTTGAGCGCTGCTCTTCTGGGAATGGCAATACCGCCACCCCATGGGTGTTCATATGGAATCTTGTGACAGCCATTGATGTATTGGTCTGGCATTGGGACATATTTTCCCTTCTCTCTTAGACCCAAGGCCATTTTGTAGTCTGGATTATAAAGCTTCAACTTTTCTAATACTTGATCTTCACTTGGGTGTCCTGGTGGCAGAAAAACGCCACCTCCTATTACTGAAATCGATCTACTCATTATGCTTCCTTATTTTTAAACTCAAACATCTCCAGCTTCGTCCAGACATACTTTCTGGTGCCGTTTACTCTCATCCGCTTTTTCTCATACCCAAGCTCAACCAAAATGTCCGAAACTCGCATCTCATCGCGACGGTTCATTCGGCCACGCTCAATCTTAAGGCCCTCTTCCATTATCATTTGCGTTGTTACAGCCCCTACCTGTGTGCGCAAAAATGAATCAATAGGCCCCATCCATGGGTCATCTTGTCTGAAAATATGACTTTCATTGTGTCGTTTTTTGTCCATATCTCTATCCAACCACCATGTATCACCAGCGTGAAAGGCAACTATCGCTTCGGCCCAAAGCTGGTCTCTGTGCTCTTTGACATATTCTAAATCTACTTCATTGCACCGAATGGGCCAGTACCGTCGAGACCCAGTCATATCGTTAATGAATTGAGATTCATTTGTTGTTCCAGCAAACACAACGTGTCTTTTCACGGTAACCGCGTGTCTACCATAGGCAGGACGATAGGTGTCCTCTTGTGCGCTTAAGAATGCCTTAGTCGCACTGTTGGCAGACCTTCTTACAGAGTCAAGCTCCGCAACTTCGTAAATCCATGCCCGTTGAATTTGACTGTAGGAGTTGGCAGAGCCGATGTCTAACGGAGTGTCAGCGAAGAACCTGTCGGTTGCAAGCTCACGAAACAAGGTGCTCTTACCGGCACCCTGCGCACCGGCAAGGATCAATACACAGTCTGCCTTACAGCCGGGGCTGTAGGCTCTTGCGATAGCCTGTATGAGCCACTTTTCTCCCATCTTTCGATTAAGGTCATCGTTTTCACAGTCTGTCGCTTCAGTAATCCAGTTGTGAATCCGTGGAATACCGTCCCACTCCATAGTGTCCAACCATTCCAAAAGTGGATTACGAGCCCTCTCTTCACCAATAAGCTGAACAACATGGCTGACGTAGTTTTCAGAAAACTCCAAACCATAAGCCCTGGAAACCCAAAGTGATATTCGCGTGTCATCTGAATCCTTGTAGTCACGATCATCCATTTTCAACGTGTTGGTGAACGTGTTGAGCCAAATCCTATTTCTCCATCTACGATCTCGCCTAAGAATAATATACAAGTTGTTTTTGTTTTTCTTGACGTTGCCGCTTGGTTGCCCATCTCTACCTATATACTGATCCAACAAGGCAATGATATTGGTATCACCTTGGTTTTCAGGTATCTCCTGCTCTTCAGGGGCTTGTTCTGGTTGATTTATACAGTGTTCGTTTTCAGCCCTCTGCATTAAGGTTTCAAGCGTTGTTCCTCCAGCGGAGAGGACTTCATCAAGATCGGCCATTATTTACGCCTCCAGTGGCATGCGGTACAGTTTATGCTCTGGTAGTTGATCGCAGATTATGGCCGCGTATTCATCTCCTGAATCATCCGTATCTGTAGCAATAAATATTTTAAGGTGTTTGGGGATATTTGTTTTGCTTAGGTTTTTGTAACTACCAGATGTGCCAGCAACGACTGCAAGATTGATAGACTCTCGACGTGCTTGTTCACATGTCCTCATAAAGTCCGTAATGCCCTCGCAAATCATCAATGCATAAAGATCATCTTTTGGTTTGCCCTTCATCATATCAACTGCAGCGTCGTTAGCCATAAGCAGGCCAGCGGCATCATATCCTACAGGCCATCGGGTTTTGCTTCCAGACGGCTTGCGGCCTTTTGAATACATCACACTACGGCAATGTATGCTTGCGAACTCACCATCAGGCTCGTAACATTTTGCAGCAATCCGATACGTTCCAGCCCACTGGTGCGGAAACCAGTCTGGAAAGTTGAAGTCTACTGGAGGAGGGAGCACTCTTACACAGCCGGTATCATCAAGCACCTTTGGTGCAAATCGTCTCGCTATGAGCCACTCACAAAGAGAGCTACTCCAAACAGATGCCGCCTCCATCGCTGACTCAAATGTTTGTGTGTTCTCCCAAAGAAAGTTCAGTTCATCTTTGGGTGGGCGTAGTGGGCCTTCAAACGTAGGAGCGTTGACCTTTGGCCTGCTGGATGGGTCGGGCAAAACATGTGCAGGAACGCCAGATGCTGTGCAGTATCCATTCTCTGCAAACCAATCACGAACCACTGCTTGTTCATTTTTAGCCAAGTGCTTTAGGTTTTGCTGGAAAAAGTGAAAGGCGACAAAGTCTACTACGTCACCCTTGGCTCCGCACTTGTGGCACTTCCAAGATATTTCAGTTCTCGAGAAACCAACCGGTCCTCGCTTCTTATCTTTCGAGCCTCGTTCGAGAAGCCCGCAAGCAGGACAAGGTAAAATGGACTGTCCATTCCCTCGCTTGTATTCTAAAAGCATCGCTGCTTGTGTTATCGGTGCGGTTTTCGCGTGTTGTATCCACATGTAAGGCTCCTGATTTGGGTCTGAAAGAGCACCATCGGTTTCCCGATGGGCTCAGTCAGGAACCCACATTAACAAGGGGGATCAATCCCTTGTGGGCTATGTCCTGTAGCCGGGTTTCCCCAGAGCTACAAGGCGGTTTGTTTTTTTAAGACGACACCATCCACTTTTTCATTTCGTTCACTACGAATACTGTAGTAGATCCTCATATCTGGGGTGATTGTTAGAACTACTTTGATTCCGGTTTTTCGATACAGCCTTGCAATCCAAATGGACAGTGTGTCCAGTGTTGGCGCAGGCGATTTGCGTTTGAGGATCGAGTCTAATCGAGATCGACTTGTTCCATATATTCGGGCTGTTTTTGCAAGCCTTCCCTTCTTGAGTCCGCCCATCATGTTGGTCATCTTGTAAACAACCTCGAACGTATCAGTACGCTCAAAGTCTTCGACCTGATCGGCTTTGTCCATTATTGTTTTATCCTTTTGTTTGCTAAAAAAATGGGGCCGCCCCCCCGCTAAGGAGCGACCCCGGTGACTTACTTCGCCACTTCTTCCCCTTCCCCAAGGAATGGAGTGTCTTGGTCAGCCACCAACATTGGCTCGCGAATCGCCTCAATGACATCCACCTTGAACGTGATGTTGCCATCGCGCTGAATAGGTGGAAGTTTAGAGAACACCTCGCGGTCCAACATAGCCAAGGCATCGCCCACCCCAGACTCCTTGAGCAGTTCAGCCTGCTTGTCGGAGTCAGCCTCGATAGAGGCTGTGAGGGTTTCAAGCAGCACCTTAGCGGTCTGCTCCTTGGTGAACCCTGCACGTTTGGCGAACAAGGCCATAGCAACCTTCCACGGGATTGAGGAGGTGCCCTTTGTTGGCTTTGGTTTCTTGGCACGCTTGAGCTTGCCAGCAACCTTAACGACGAGGTTCACGTCGATTTCAGAGTTATTTTCGATGTCTTGCTTTGCAAGCGAGACTGCTTTCGTGTTGAACGCCTTTGTGATGGCGATGATTTCTTGTGATGTGAGTGAAATGACACACCTCCTATGCTTTGTTTGTTGCTATTTACTTTTGGTCGATTGGGAACCATCTCACACGACGCTCTCCTTCGTATGAGACTCTTGCCTTTTGGAGCCCTTGTTCCCGAAGGACTCTCGCTACTTTCATTTCTGTCAACCTCCTTTGGTGCTCAAATCCTTTTGGGTCTACATCTTTGGCTACAGCATCAGTCGTAATCTTGTAGTAGTGCGCTGATGGTGGGTGCTCTTGAAGCCATTCGATGACTTTCTTTTTGAACTCTTTGTTTACGTCAACTCCATAGATAACTGATGGATCGATTGTCTTAGAGCAGGCCATCAAGCCCATCTTTAAGTCTTCATTGTTGACGGCCACTTTCCATTCTTTAGCCAAGTAGACGGCTATCTCTGAAAAGTCTGGGTCATTCATCAGCTTGCCTTCAAAATACAGCGTTCCTTTCTTTGTGCATCTGAACTTGCCGTTCAGTTTAGGGTCGCCTTTGATTGCAAGGTAGACCTTGTACGACCCGTCAGCCTCACTGATCTTTGATTTTAAGTCGTCCATTGTTGTCTCCATTTATTGTTATTACTAAAACACTTTTATCATTTTCCATAATGAGTGTCAAGGTGTGTCTGGTTTGTATGTTTTTGGTGCATGTTTTGAGCCCTCACAATCTTTGACGATATGGTCTCATTGAGCGGTGGGCGACCGAGTCTTGACTGAGTGCATCGAACACAGTTGCAAAGGTATTGATGTTTGTCTTCTTTAGTTGCAGGCTCTGTTGTTTCTCGGTCTTCCTTAGACATTATTGGTCTCCCTCAAGTATTTTCATCTGTCGTTTGGCTGCCCTCTCAGCACCAATCCTTGCCGTATATCTGCCCTCGAAAACCTTCAGAGAGCAAGGGAATGTTGCTTCACTTGGCTTGCTAATGATTAGCCTCCAGCATTTTCCGTCCCTCGGTGCATCAGGTAGATTTTCAATCTCGTATACAAAACTCATTTACCGTCCTTGCTTTAGTGGTTCATCGTGTTCCAGGTGTGCTGCTGATCGGTACATTCAGGTTTTGGAAACGTGAATACATACCAAGCAATCGCCAGCTTAGGCATAAGCTGTGACCAAATGAACATCACCTCTTTCATCTCGTAGTAAAAAGTCAGGTCGTAGGTAAACATCCTAACTTAGACTCTTGGCAAGTTCGGCAAGCTCATCCCAGTCATTTGATGATTTTGTTCGGACAAACTTCTTGAGAGGAACTCCACGCTTTCTGGCGTATCCTGCTTTCACCGAAACATATGTCCGCTCTTTTTGGTTGTTAGGTCGGCCCAGCTTCTCTGCTACTTCACCACAAGACGAAGACGTTTGCCATGCCTGCACAAAGTCTGGCCAATCAATCAACCGAACCAGATTGGTTGCTCTTTGCTTTCTATTCTTTGTTTCTTTGTTGCTCATATTTTCTCCACAGGGATTAATCCCTTTTACATCTTTATTCAGTAACCCCCCGTGTGTCAAGTGTGGGGTTGTTTATCACTCCTCAACCATAACCTCCGTGACAAATATTTTCCCTTCGCCTCCACATGTCGGACATATTGTGTCCGGCCCCAGGTTGACGAGTACACTGCTGCAGCCGATGGTCTCACACTCTACACCCTCACTGCAATCAATGCACATGGTTTGGTGTACAGTGTTTACAACGGTGTCGCAATTAGCAACTTCACATGGCCTGCACATACAAAGCTCAGTACCACTTTCATGATACTCATAGCCACACTCAGGACATTTACGGTATCCAAGGCTCCAGGCCACACTATCGAGGTTCATTGTTTCTCTCCTTGTTGAGTAAATCTCACTGTGCCAAGTATGACAAAACATAGTATTGGTTTTGTATTAGCCAATCAACGAAAAGAATAAACGTAAACGCTGAAGTGAATCCAAGTAATACACGAAGCAAAGATTCAACGTGTCGCATTGTTTTTTGTAATAATTGTTAGCTCGTTGTCCTTGAATCGCACAAGGCCGTTGTCCAACGCCTGTTGAATCAGGTCACCGTGATCGTCATCGCACTCCCAGTGCTCCTCTTTGAAGTTGGGTAGCTCACGGATTTCAAACACTGTGCCCTGTTGTGCGGGTCGCCTGTCGCTCGCTTCTTTGTCGAGTGTGTACCAGCCCTTCCATCTAATCTCTTTGACATCCCTCGGAGGATCCCCACCGTTAAGGTGTGCCTGTATTTGGGCTACACCATACACATGGTACACCGTCAGGGTCTGTGGTCCATCCTCGGATGGTTGGGTAACCTTGAAGGCTACTTCTGGTTCTACGTATATTAATGGCATCACTCACCTCCTTCGTTGTACTCGTCTTCACTTACTGGCGGAAAAATCTCTTTCAGTTTCTTGTTCCAATCGCTCAACTTTTTTGACATCGGATGGTTTTCGTCGCGAGGACCACCCCAACTAAAGCGCTGCCTAACGCCGTTCTCATCCACGATGGTTACTGATGGTCGCTTCAGTCGAGTTTCGTCGATTGACTTCGCTACATGATGTAGGGTTTCCAAGTCGTCTGATTCAGCAGTCAAAACCGTGATCCATTTCGACTGAGGTATGACGCTTGGATTGATGGCTGCGTATCCTTCACGCACAATCATTTCATGCTCGATTGTCATTGTGTACATCATCACTCACCTCCTTCATCATCGATGTTTTATTCCTTGCTCCATTTAGTTTGAGGGTTCCACCCCTCAACGACTTGCTCCTTCTTGAAGTTGCCGCCCCGACCATTGAGAAGACGAATCAAAGTGTCCTTTCCGGTCTTGTCAAAGTCACAAGCCGTGATGGTGATGAAGGCTCCCCATTGAACATCAGCGAACCGAAATCCAGGGTCGTACTCTTTCTGCCTTGAACTGAAGGCTTTGATGATTGCATTGGCCTTCTTCCTGGCCTCGACATGCGAGCGGTAGTATCCAGTTCCATCGTTTAGTGCGCCACGGACATCCTCGCCCCCGTCACCAAGGTTCTGATCTAATCTATAAACTCTCATGATTGCTCTCCTGGCCACCAAGACGGGGCCTCTGTTGTTTTGTTCCACTGGGCGAACCCAGCCTTCTCTCCAATGTAGAACCGCCGATAGGATTCGACGGCATCGTCACTCTTGTACTCGTCAGGCATGCACAACGGGTGTGCTGTGACCTTTCGAGACTTGAAGTCGGGACCACCAAGCCAAGCCACTTCTTTGATTACTTTGCGGCAGTGACGAATGACGGCCTCGGACTTGTGGACCTTGCCGTACCGCTCAGTGTACTCGTTGGCTAAAGCCATGCCGTGCTCCCACAGCCACAGGAAGTTGCCCGTGGTCTTACGAGCCCACACAGAGCACGGGTGGTTGACGTGGGCGGACTTGTAGGGTGCCTGCCCACCCAACTCGTTGACGGCAGTGGAGAGCATCTGTGCGCTCTCCAGCGTCATCTTTACTACGTGCCGGTCACACTGCATGCGAGCAGCGATGCCGGGGTCAGGGTGAAGGACGAAGATGTTCATCACTCACCTTCTTCGACTTTTGCTGCGTGAAAGTGGTGTGACTTGAAGGATACCGGTGACCGGTATCCGCTTGTATCGTACACCGAGATATTCACACCCTTGTCCATCAAAGACGAAAGTGCGTCCTCGATTAGTGCAGCAACCATGGTACGTGCAGCGCGATCGCCTGATTCCTGTGAACGCTGAGCGGTAACCACAACTTCAAAAGCCTCGATTTCGATTTCAAACGGTCCTGCATATACATCGTACTTGCATTTACTCATCACTCACCTCCTTGTTGTTTGATGTTCTTGAGGGCTTCACGGGCTGCAATCCCAGCCTGAACGAAGTTGTCCTCATCCATGGCGGAGTCCAAAAACACCAGCCTGTCGTCTTCGATGCGGACCAGTCCACGCTTCAAGCATCCTTGGAGCAGGTCCTGATGGGACAAGCTCTTGAGGCTAAAGGTAGGCAGGTCGCGAATGTCGAACTCGTTGTCCTCATCCTCGGCCTCGTCGAACGTGTAAATATACGTCATGCGGTTGCTGATGTTGCCGTTCTTGTAGACGTGGTACACAGGGACTTGAAGCCCACCCTGGTCGTCAAAGTCTCGACGGTCGTTCTCTGGCGCTGCATCACAGTGCCGTTGGATTTGCTTATCAGTACACTGGATGCGAACCTCGAAGGCTTCCTCTGGTGGTACGTATTTAAGTGGCATCACTCTTCTCCTGTTGTTGTGTCGCTGCGCTTACAGGCGCGGTTTCGATAAAGAACCTTGTCGCAATGTACGCATGCGATAGCGGTCCAACCGCCATACATTATTTCTTTAATCATGCCGCACCCTGGGCACTCCACAGTACAGACTGATTGGTAGTTTGGTTCTCTTACAAGGTTGCGAATGATGGCAAGCATCACTCACCTCCTGATGGGAGCACGAAGTCTGAAGTGTAGAAGTGGGTGTAGTCGCCAGAGTCGGGGTGGGCGTCGTAGATGTAGCAACAGAACATCCGTCCTGGCGCTACATGGTCGAGAGCCTCCTCGAAAAGCATGAAGTCGAACAGAGCACCGTGGTGGTCATTGTTCTCTTCATAGTCTTGCTCACCTTTGTAGATGAGAACATTGGTGTTGGGCTGGTCCTCTTTGTCTATCTGCCGCTTGGCCCACGCCTGAAGTTCTGCCTTAGTCATCACTCACCTCCCCTACTCGCGAGCACACGAGCCATAATGGTGTCAGCGCGTTCAATGTGCTCTTTCATCATTTCGATTTCGCTCTGGTACACGATGACCCGGCCACGGTCGCCCTGCTCTTCAGATGCGAGAGTCTCGGCGTCCTCAATCTCTGATGCGATACTCGACAAAGACTCAAAAAACTCAAGCGCCAGAGCACATGCTTCCCGTTGGGAGAACTTACTCGGCTGGCCGAGTGTATCTCGAACGGCCCAAAGGTTTACTTTCATTACGCACTTCCTTTGATTGTGATGTGCTCGACACTGCAAGTGTCGGCGGTTGCATGGTTGGGGACGGTTTCGCCGAAGAAGTCTTCGCCCTCATCAAGCTCATCCACCAGTTGCTGCTGGAACTCGATGAGTCGGTCGAGAAGGTCGGAGGCATCAGCCTCGGCTGAGATGTCGAATGAGAGTCGGAATGTTCGTGGCATCACTCACCTCCTTGGTTGTCGATGTGCTCCAAGAGAGCGTTGAAGGTCTCTTGGTCGCCGATGATTTGCTGCTCGGTCACCGTCAGGTGGTCGAAGTTGTCGGACACGTCTGCCAGTAGGTACTGGAGCAGTGCGTCCTTGATGTCGTTCAGTTCTTGCTTTGTCATGAGACTCTCCGTTGAGTTCCTGTCTTTGGGTTCAGTTCGAGGATGGCGAATCCGGGCTCACCGAGGTCGATGCCTTCGTTTTGCTTGCTGCACTCCGCCCTCGCCTGGGCGAGCTTGCGGAAGAAGATGATGTCTCCGTCATCACTGCGGATGAACGCGGCGGACATGCCGTCCGGTCCTGCTTGTTGTGGGTCTACTTCGAGGTCAATGATTAGGAAGAGCATGGCTCTATCTCCTGGGCTTGTTGATGAATGGGGCGCGGTTTTGATAGAGCAGACCGCGAACTGCTCCCTTTCCCCGTTTCATTTGGCCTAAGCGGTGCGTGATAGTAAGTCAGGTACGTCGTGGAAGAAGATGTTTTTGACCACTCTACGGTTGACTGAAGGATGGTGGCGGTGTCTGAACTGATGGGTGGAGCCCAGCCTGCCTTGAAAGCTGCCCATGTACTGCCAA